AGTTATCTTAGTCCCTCTTAATTCACCAGGGTTTTGTAATTGTGTTACCAACTGACTTAAACTTCTAACCATATCATTAAAGTATTCTACATCATATTCGCCAGGTGGCAATGAAAAGGTTGGTGGTACAAGTTGTCTACTCATCTATCTCCATCCGCTCTTATGTCAACTCTCGGTGTGCCTAGTCTCCAATTTACGCCTTGAGTTGTGCTTTCTACTCTAAGTCCAAATGATCTACCACGCAATCTTAAATGATTAAGTTCCGTGGTCGGTGATACAGTATTCGTGGATGTTTTAACAAATCCAGCACCTGGATTACGTTGTGCTTTTAACGAAAATACGGCTTGTTTATTATCACTACTTAATCCACTATCACTGTTGTCAAAACTAACATCTGGTATCATGCGTCTTAAAAAGACAAACTGATCTCCATCTTGTACGTCTATTGGACTTGATTCAATAAATGATGTAAATGCAGTGCCATCATTGTCGTTACCTTTTTCATGATTATAAACAAGGTTAGAATCTGTTGCCATTGGATATTGATATACACCTCTATCTATCCAAGAACTTCGTGCAAGACTACCAACATACCATATTTTTTGATCGTAATTATACACTACATATTTATCATTCTCACCAGTCCCACCATTACTTATTGCATTTGTCTGTGATGGGTAGAACCAGAACACTTCTCCAAAAGCTGAGTTGACACCTGCATACACTTTATCAGACTGTGTTTCGTTAAAATCTTGAAACACATGATCTCTTACAGAACAAGGTATGACTTGAACACGACCATCATACACATAAAATCTATCATAACCCATCCAGAACACTGCATCACCCACTGCTACTGCACTGTTAAATCCACGAACAGTGATGTTACTAGCAAGTTGATTAATACCAAATGTAAACGGCGGACCGATGAATTGCATTGAAAACACAGAAGTATCAGTCAATACGATCATCTCTCGTCTTGTTTTAACTGCCGTAATAATTTCAGAGCCAGAACCTACTCTTAAATCACCTGCCGTATTCGTTGCAGTAGGTGTCCACAAAAAAGGATTTTCTTGTGAACTAAATCTAATGAGTAATCTGTCTTGTGTACTAGAGCCTAAAGGGTTAGTTCCAAAACAAATAACATGACGATCTCTTTCAGAGACGATAACTTTTCTAGACTTAACTGGAGCAGCATCCGATAATTCTATTAGGTTCTGTGCTCTTGTAGTCAATCCGTTTGATTTATCCCAATAAAAAACAAAACCATCTCTTTGATTAAATATTAAATCTTCACCAAAATTGTCTTGAGACCATAAACGTAGAGTGCCTCCAGTTCCTGCCGTTTCAGAAGAACCCTCACCCCAACCATCTGCACCCCATGTACCAGCACCCCATCCGTTTCCTGGAACGACAGTGTTGATTCCAATGTTAAGTTGATAATCTGCATTTGCAGATCCAGCACTAGACAGTGCAGCGGCAGCATTTGATGCTAAAGTTATTGTGTAAGTATTATTGTCAGGCACGGTTTGAACTTCATGTTCACCGTTAAGTTGTTCATTTAAAGTTGTATTACTCGTATCAGCGTTTGCAAATGTTACAAAATCACCAACTAAAGCACCATGTAATGTATCATTAACAGTTACAGTTGTGCTATCAGTTGCTGTTATAAAAGTTATTGCCATATTCTATCCATTTACATCCACTGTAGGTGAAGCATTAGTTACGCCGCCCTCATGTGCATCGTCACCAAATGTAACTGTGCCAACTTGAGCGACAAGTTTTAAGTCTGGAATTGTTGATACAGTGCCGATTTCTCCAGTCGAACTTACACCAGTTGGGAACGCAGGAGCAAATGTATCGTTTGACTGTGCGTTAATTGCAACTGTTCCAAGACTCGTAGTTCCTGATACACCAGTCACATCAAATGCAACAGTGTTTCCATTAATATCAAATATAACTTTACCATCTTGAACTTTTCTTCTTAAAGGTGTTATATCTTTGTAAGACTCTGATTCCTCAATGTAGAACTTTATTTCTGTTCCAACTCCTAAATATTTATTACCCTCAAGATTTGCCCAAGCATGAAGAGATCTTGACACCCCAAGAAAAGTGTTTGTTGAGTATTTTTCCCAACCACCTAGTTTTTCTGGATAGCCAAAACGAAAACGAACTTTATCACAATCGTTCCACCCACCTTTATTTGTGTAAGATGTTGTCTCTTTATTTATTCCTGGTCTGAACTTTAAAGACGTTATTGGCACGATTAAATCTCATCTGGAAAATCGTTTATTGGTGAAGGGTCTCCAGTTGGATTACCATCACTATCAACTGGTGCATCAAACAGTGCCATAAACTGTGTTAAGTTAGAACAGTTATTAATAGCTGTTTCTATTGAATCACATTTTGTTCTAATTGAATCTCTGTATGTTGTAATATCAGAGGGTATTGCTGTTGACTTTTCAACATTTCTAACAATCATCCAATCATGCTTATTTAGTTTTTCTTGTGCTGTTTGTTTTGTTCGAGCAACCCAAGTCGATTTCAACCCAAGTCGAATTATTTGTTTTCCAGTAATCGAATCTATTATTGCTTTGCCATCACCATCAACTTCATTTACATCTGTAAGACTTTTCTCTATTAAAGAACCATCTGTTTTTCTTCCTGAATAAAATCTGTTATCAAAAGGTGCTTCAGATGCAGGAGGGTCTTCCCATGTTAAACCCACTGCTTTCTTGTCTGTAGCTGACCATATCATCCAATTAGATGGATGTCTGATGTTATTCTTATCTACCCAACTTTTACCTATTTGTATTGTTCTTCCGTCATGTTTCCAAGGCATATTATCTCCTATTTTGCATTACTAAATTTAAACGGCTGTTCCGCAAAAGCCATATACAAATATGTTCCACCACTAGTATTTTGTGAACCATCTGTATTACGAATTTTAAAACCATTACTAAGCATATCCATGCCATTTCCACTCTCATCATTTTGTAAATCTGCATATAAATTTCCACCAAAAAGGTCTGTTGAATTAGAAGGAGACCTTGCAGAATCATTTATATACCAATTACCACTTCCACTAACTTTTTTGGTTATAATCCATGCTGGTCTGAAACCTAGATAGACAAAAACACCATCTGATGAGCCATTGCCAGTATAAGATCCAATCTTACTGTATCCTTCAACACTATGAAACACATAAGCAATGCTTCCCTCACCATTTGTATTAGTATAATTTAATTCAGCATTAGGAATTACAGTTGTTGTTGGTTCTGATTTTACTCTAGCAAACGAACCAGGTTGATTACTTGTATCTATGAAAGAACCAGTAGAAGTTCCAAATGTTTTAAACCAAGTGGGCCATGAATAACTATTTTCTCTGCCTTTATAAATTATTAACTCTGGTTTTGCATTAAGTCCATGACCTAAAGTTACTGAGGCATTGCCATCACCAGTCCAAGTTACAATACTAAATCCTGCATCAGCATTTGCTTGTACATTACAAGTCAAACTTCCTTGTGTATTACTAACTGGTGTCCCACCATTTCCTTTCCAACACCAAGCAACCATACTATCTGTTTGATAGTTTACCCAAGCATTTGTGTCTGTACCTAATGCAAAACCTAATGGACGAAAAGCAGTAACTAAAGTATTATTTGAATATTCAGTAAAAGTATCAAGCCTTAATACTGGTCCAATTCCCCTTGAACTATCATACAATGAATGAGCATCAGATCTATCTCGTTGTTTAAACCATAGCCAATCTGGTTGAAAACCAACTGTGTCAATATTCTGTGCAGTTTGATTATTAGCAGTGTAAAGTACTGTATTAAAATGATCATCTGCTTGTGTGTCTTGTGCAGGACTGATAGTTAGTTCTGGTATATTAGATGAGCAACAAGCTAAAAACCCACTTGGAGGGGCATACTTAAAAGCACCTACACCATTTGAATCCGTTTCAGTGCCAATATTTCCTCCAGTCAAAGTACTTGCAAAACTTCCATCTTGACCAAAATTCCAAGTTATACTTGTTCCAGTAGAATGTGGTTGAGCATAGAAAAAATAAGCATGACCATCGCCAGTTGGAACTTCAGAACCACTTGCAAAAGCATTTGTTGTCGTACCATTTGCTATCTCAGTCGCAGTTGCAGAATTACCCCAAGTATTATCTACTCCTAAGTAAAAAGCATTGTTATCTAGGTCAAGTGCAAACTGTATCACATCACCAGTTGAAAACGATGCTAATCTCCCATTTCTTGCCGCAGCATCAAGTTGTCCAGTTCCGTTTCCCAATACAAAATACTCATCATAAGTTCTAGCGGGTCTGGCTCTCAAACCAATCCTAACATAATTACTTGCAACCCAAGAATTTACAATACATTCTGCATACCATTTACCAGAGGTCATTCCAAAATTACTTGAACCATTTGTCCACCCAGAAGATGATCCTTGTACTTTAAGGTTACCCTCCGTATATGTACCTTTATAATAACTTTGATAATCTTGTGGTTCAGCTAGACCTGCTAACATCGTAGCAAAATTATTTTCAGGACTATCATTCACAACATCTGTAGAAGCTAATCCACTAGCTGAAAAATTATGACCTTGACCACTTTTGTCGTCACCTATGTTAGTCATGTTACTTGAATTATCTGTACCCTCTGCTGTTGTCCCAGTACCAGTGGCTTCAAAAGTTAATCTAAATCCATTTGTGCCATATGAACCAGTATATCTTTTTGCAATCCATACACCATTCTTGGTTTCGCCAAAAGATTCAGGACCGAGTGCTTCTCCATCTCTTAAATTTATTTCAGCCAAATAACCATCAAATCTTTGTATTGGAGTTGGAGTAGAATTATCTGTTCTTGCACCAATCAAATGCTTATTAGTAGTGTTCCATTCTAAATCCATACTTTGAGTGCTAGGATAGCTTGATGTTGCAAGACTTGTCTCTAATGTTCCATTTATGTATATTTTTATTCTTTCTGAAGCAGTAGATTGCGTGGTATCAACTCTAATGAGTACATGAAAAAAATTAGTTGTATCTCTAAAAAGTCTATTTGTTACGATATCATATTCACCACTAAAATTAGTAAATTGCAACTGGTCACTGCTATTAAATCTCAAAAGTCCTTGATTATTTGGAGAAGCTGAAACAAATACATTTAGTAATACAGCATTAATACTTATATTACCTCTTTTTACCCACATACTAATTGTTAAAGTCTTACTGTTACCTGCACTTAATGGAGTTCTTAGTAAATAAGAACTATCTCCATCTTCAAAACGTAAAGATTGACCAATAACATTATTATAAAAATCTGTGCCAGGGTTAGCTAACCAAAATGAATTTGAACCAGTCATCTTATTCCTTTACGCATCAGCAAAAGCAGTTTGAACTGCACCTAAATGAATTTTACCATCTGCTTGAACAAAATAAGGTACAATGTCTATTGAGTTCGCAGCGGTGCTAAGTGTAATTGCAGTTCCACCAGCAGAAAAATATTGATCTGCTGCATGAGATAAAGTGTGGTTACCAGAACCATCTTGTATAAATACAAACACCCCAGATTGTCCTGCCACTTCATCCCCAGGATCTGTCAGTGTTAAATTACCTGTAAGAGTATAAATAAAATTAGTATACTGTGAAAAATCTGGAGCTTTACTTCCACTAACATTTGTATCGGTTTCTGTATTAGGAACATTGCCTGCACCAAAAGTTATGGCAGTGCCAGTTCCAGCATCTGAGTTTATTGCATCTAAGTGAATAGTTCCAACATTGAACATATTTTTATCACTGAAACTAGCTGCTTGAGCAAAAGTAACTCCTCCACCATCTGCAATGGTTATGGCATTGTCTCCATCTGTAAAACCAATACTAGCAGTTTGCACCTCTCCACCAACTTTAATGTCCCCAGATACGTCTACTCTTGTCGAAGCATTTAAATCAATAATAGCTTCTCCATCAATTCTTAATGTACCATCAGAAGATTGTTGAACAAAACTTGCAGCGTCCCCAAATGTAAGTTTGTTTGTACTATTCAGAGTAAGTCCAGTTCCATCGGTATGTGTTAGTGTTGTATCTGTGTCAGCACCAAAGCCTAAAACTGCACTATCTGATTTAAGAGTAACATCATCGCCAACAATCAAATCATCATCTACTGTTAAATCTACTGCAGCTAAATGTGCAAAAGCATCTACAACTTTTGCTGAAGAACTGTTACCATCTAAGTAAACTACTTTAACTGTGCCATTTGCGATAGTAACTTTATCAGCCGCATCATCCGATCCTTGTTTAATAACAATATTATAAGGTCCAGAGCTACCACTATCAGTTGTGGCATTTTCAATTATATGTACTCTTTTCATTGTGTTTGGACCAATTGTAATTGTACAATCTGAATCTAATGCACCAGTATATTTAATAAATATTGCTCTACCAGCATCAGAAGCAGCGTCTGCTACTGTGGTCGTATGTGTATTTGCATTTGTTGTTATAGCTTCTGTGCCAAAACCTAATGCTTCACCTATAAGTTCTAAATTGGTATTTGTTTTTGTACCCCAATTACCCGACTGTTCTCCAGTCGCCATTTCCTCAAGTCTTAAATTATTTACAAATGTACTAGCCATATTACTTTCCTTTTATTAAGCCGCTTTATAATTAGCATTTTGTGACGGAACTACCTCAGTATAACTCACAGATACCTCGTTGGCAATAACTCCGTATAAATTTAAAGTTCCTAATGCTGCCGTTGCTTCAACTCCAGTTACGGGAAAATTAAAAGTTCCAGAGGAAGTTACATTTCCTAAAGACATCGTCCCAACAACTGTCGTCACAGTTACTTGTATACCTGGAACACCAGTAGCAGTTCCTATAGCACTTGTGCCTGCAAGACCAGTTACTGCAAAGGCTGCACCTCCAGTTACTATAAGTGTTGTAGCACTTACAGTATTAAGTTGTGCTCCCATCAGAGCGTGATTAGTGCATTGATAAAATAAGGTCGGAGCACCTATTGGCACAGTTATTTCTGTATAAGCTCCAGCACTGCCCGCAGTTCCGTTTGTAGTTACACCCGTGGTGTACTGTGTTGTTTTATCAGCGTCTTCATAAATAGCTATTGGGTGTCCACTATTTGAACTATCTGATTGATCAAATCTATATGTTTGACCTTCTGTTAAAGTTAGAACCACGTCAGCAGTAGCCGTACTTCCATCAATCGCATACTTGTTTGTTGAACCTTGATTGTAATAAGGATGATTAGATGGATTACCTCCCACCACAGTTACTGTGTACACTGTTGTTACATCATCTTTGTCTATTTTTGTTGTAGCACTTACACCAGTCACAGACAGATTAGCGTCACCACTTACGGCTTCGTCACCAATATTAACAGTTCCAGTTAAAGCTGTTTCAGTAACTTTAGCTCCACCAGCAGCTAATACGTCCCCAATACCACCAGTGCTTGATGCACCTGTTGGCACGACCTCTATCGATGGAACAACAGTAACAGTTCCTATCGCACCAGTTGCAGACAATCCAGTTTCAATAACTAAAGAACCTGTTGTAATACCTTCATTTCCAACAGCAGAGGTTCCAACAACACCAGTGACAGAAAAGGATGCCGTGCCAGTTTCAACTGTATTACCAAGAGAAGATGTTCCACCTAATCCAGTTGGTGATACAATTGTTTGTCCTGCGGCGTTTTCAGTTCCAACAGCAGAGGTTCCAACAACACCAGTGACAGAAAAAACTCCAGTACCCGTTTCCGTTGTGTTTCCTAGTGCTGAAGTTCCAACAACACCACTAGTAGTGCCTACAGCAGCACCATCTGAGACTACAATTCCTAATCCAGTAGTTCCTTGTAGTCCAGTTTCGATAACAACGACATTTGTAAAAGAAACTTCGTTGCCTACTGCTGTTGTTCCAACAACACCTGTTTCTACAACTGTTGCTCCTCCAGTCACTGTAGAACTTGCTTGAGTTATAAGAAATTCATTTTTGTACATTCGTAGATCACTACGAATTGTTCCAGTAAAAGCATCGGAAGATTGAAACTGAGTAGAACCATCGTCTGACTCACCACCAGCAGGAGTGCCACTTGCGACACCGAAAGCACCATCAGCACCTCCAGCAAAACTATTTAAAGAACTACCATCAGATGTTGTTCCGTCTGCAACAAGTGTTCCGTCTATATATATTTCAACTTTACCAGCACTTATATCTACTGCCCATACAAGTGTATGAGTATTGCCGTCAAAAAATCCTGATAAAGAAGATATAGCAACTTGTGCTATTGCAAGGTTACTGTTAGCAGTATTATTACCTGACGTTCCATCACCAGCTCTAAATCTTAAAAAGTAAGCACCACTTTGTTCTGATATTCCAAACCAAGCTCCTCTTCCAGTGCCTCCACACTCCCAAATACAAGAGGCTTTTGAAAAAGAAGAAGGCAGATCCATTTCTGCTGCAAGAACAATATCTTGTGCTCTTTCATCGTTTGTGATGTCTTCTATATCTGAGCCATTACCTATTGTTTGTCCATCGTTGACTAGACCATCTAAGGTAAGACCATGTTCTAGATTAAAAGATGAAAGTAATCTTGAAGGATTAGTTACGCTAACTACTGCTTGTGGCACTACAGTTTCACTGCCAACTGAAGTTGTGCCAGAAACACCAGTAACTTCAACGGCTAGAGGAGCGTTCCACGCTCCTTCACCCCATGTACCTCGACCCCAACCAGTAATGTTCGCCATTGGTTAGCCTTTTATTAGGCTATTCTAATAATAGCGTTTGATGCGTCTGCTGTTGGAAATTGTATTGTAAATGTGCCTGATGTTGATGTTTTATTAGATGTAAAATCTAACACACACACTGCTTTATCACTGTTGGTGTCATTATATATTAATGCTCCCATTGCAGTAATTGTTGCAGTTGTAAAACTTAAATCAGCAAAATCTGTAAATGCAGTTGCCGAAGAAGTTGAACTAGCAACAGACGGAGCAACTTTTGTCAAAGTTCCACCACCAGATGTATATGAACCACTGTTGGCTATTTCGCCAGTTGTTGTAAATGCAGTTGTTCCATGACCTAAAGTAGCAGTTGTACTAGATTTACCACCACCACCTTCTGCATACAGTGCTAGTTTAAACGCATTGCCATTAGTGGCAAAGTTGTGTGTGCCAAGCATCAGTTCTTTTTTAAATGCGTTGCACATTGCTTGGGTTATAGCCATATTAGAGTCTCCTTATATATTCAGCCGTTTCTTTTTGTCCACTCGATTGTAGAACTTGAATAATACTAGCACGTTCTTCTTTTCTTGCCAAGATAAGATAATGATATAAAATTATTTTAAGGTGTTCCTTAAAAACTTTGGCTTGTTGTCTTATGTGTGGTGGAGCTTGGTCAGAAATACTTGCAATCTTATCAACAGCAAGATCGGCTATCTGCTCATTTGTTAACCCTCCTTGATGAGAGGTTTTAACATTTACGCTACCCACCTCTGAAAAACTTACATTAAACATTTTTTTTCTCCTCATAGCTAATGCCAGGTATATCTTCTCTACCAATAAGATTAGGTTTTGAGTCTAATGGCTCTGGCGGTTCTAATTTTGATTTTTTAGTTATCAACATATTTCCGTTTGTTGCAGTAGATACAAGTGGATCATCTAACCTATGGTATCCATACAATTTTTGATCATCTGGTACGTTCATATCTAATAAAGAAGAGCTATGAGCTATATGTATTTTTATCTTTTTTGATAAGGCTATTGCTAACCAAAACTCACAACAAGCTCTACCAGCCTCTGCAAAAGCTACATCTTTATGTGTAAAATCTATTCCATATAGATGCAAATCTGTAATATCTTGTATAATTGCATAAGCAATGGCATAAGACACAGTGTTATTAAAATAGGCATAACCACTTTTATGTATAACTTCTTGTAAAGGATACTCTATTACATCGGGACATCTTTTATCTACAGTGCAAGAGTAAACAGGTGTATCCATTTTTTTTGTTAATCTTTCTTGCATAATATCGGTTTGTTTTCCAGCATTAGGCGTATCAAGAAATCTTGATGGCGGATCCATCATAAAACATTTATCGTGATAAATTACACCAGACATGGAGTTAATTGCATATACTTCATCAAACTTTTCGCTTCTAATTTTAGCTAAAATGTATTCGTTGAAACTGTTGCCTAGAGCAACAATCGCTATGCTTTTTTTCCTCATCAAGTCTTCGCTTGTCTTACTTGTCCATCTCTGTATTCGTCTGAATAATTTCTGCCCTCTGCAAAAGTTTTCAAACGACTAATTGCCTCAGCATACCGCGAATTATATAGTTGAATCAAGTCATTTTCGCCTTTCATAAAAGTATAAGCTTCTATAAGACAAGCGTATAAAAGAGCGTCTGGTGCATTTGTACTGATCCATGTTGTTCCAGAATTATCTGTTGTTAATGAAGCTGGTCTGTAATAATAGTGTATCTCAACAGAATAATTACTGTCTGGTGTTGGTGCAACGATAAAATTGTTTACATCAAATTGTGCATAATAGATTGGAGAGCCAGTTGTAGCTGGGTTAGCTGTGTACTCTTGAATAAAATTAACATCCTTATGTAATAAAAAAATATTTTCACTATTTTTTACATAAGACAAAGAGTTAGATGCTAAAAAGTCAGATGGTTTTTGCAAAAATTTATTGCCACTTGTCATAACTCCAGTGACATTTTTTATAAAATAATCTAAATCAACTGATTTAAATATTCTTTCTTCTGCATTTTTTATAAAAAAATCTAGTTCGCCTACAAAAGTTGTTTCATCGTTCTCTGTCCAATCTTGTATAGATTGTTTTAATGTAGTTAATGTAAAGCTCATGATGTACTCACTGTCACTTCTCCAAGACTTGATGTAGCCTCAAAGCTTGTTAATTTTTTACCTATTATACCATCTCCTACATTTGTGTATACCACAAAAGACACTATGTCTGTGTCTTGATTAGGTCTTGGTTCATACAAAGCTGTTGGATCTGGGCCTGGATAGTTAGGTTCTAACTGTGGGTGTTTAGGTTCGTACTCGTCTGGACCTACTTTTAAACCGTTCCATTCTTTTATCATATCACGAAGACGATAACGAAACCCAGACCTGTCTGAGTATCCGTATGCTCTTCTGCCACTTGCGTATCTAGCCATTAGTACCTCAAGTACGATATGTTTGGTGTTAGTTTAAGTGGTGTGCTATTTGCATCCTCTGACATGGCTCTTTGAAACTCTTCTTCGTAAATACTTTTTAGTATTTGTATTCTATCTGGTGCTTTTTTAACAGAAATATAATAGGCAAGTCCAGCTGCCATACATGGTAAAAATCTAAAAGGT